GCCAGCAATTCCATAACCAACGGTATCTGCAAAGACAAATCCGCCGAAGTCAATGGTTGAGCGAGTGCGACCCGGAATGTAGTTGTAGCTCTTTACGTTAGAACCACGAAGTCCTTCGTCGTAGAGTGGGTCAATAATGTCAACGGCCTTTAAGCTTGAAGCCATTACTGGAATAAAATCTGTTGGAGTTACTGGAGTGCCTTTTGTTACTTCCTTGGCTACGCCTAAGTAACTTCTGACGGACGCTTGTACTGACATTACTTCACCTCTTCTGCGGTTGAGTCAGACGAGGCTGACGGTTCAATAATTGCTGGGGTTTCTTTTACTGGTGTGATTTTAACAGAATCGTCAAAAGACTTTCCTGCTTCGAGAATAACGCCAAGCGTAGGATACTCGCGCGCGTCGCTTCCCTCGTTAGTGATTTTCATTCTTGCTCCTATGCTTGGATCATCTCTGTTACGTCGAATTGTATCTCAGCGAAGGTTTCCGTTGCAGGGCTTCCCTCGACTGAAGCTGGCTCTCCGTATGTGCAGTTGATTTCTGGTTCGGCACCTTGCCAAACTAGAGTTCCTGTTGCGTCGCCGAAATTATGGTCGGCGCGTAATCTGGTTTTGATTGCGTCAATGAGAGTGTCAAACTCAACCATTGCGTCTTGTGAATTGCGAACAAGTGAGTGCTGATAGACCTGAAGAATGATTGAGTAATCTACGCGCTTCCACCCGTTAGTTGCTCCTCCGATAGCCAAGCGCTTTTCGCGCTCGCTCTGAATGAAGATTACTACGGCAGCACGAGAGAGCTGACCCGGCTGGGAATTGACTTGAAAATCTATGCGCTTGGGAAAGCTGGTGAAGATTTGGTTGAGATTTGTAATGTTTCCTGCCAAGAGATAGTTGTAAAGCGTCGCGCGTACGCCTGTGCGCCCTGCCATTAGCGAATCCGCTTGTATAGGTCAAGCATTCTCAGCGCCAGCTCAATCTCTGAGCCATAGAGCGCGCCTCCTGAAATGTTGCCCGTAGGCTGGGTTGTAATGCTCATAGTCAAGGAGCGATCTCCTCGAACCTTCAGAAATGCCGTTGTAATCAAGATACAGGCTTCTTTGATTGTCTGGGGTAGATTGCTTATCCCAACGCCAGAAGCGTGCGTATAGGTCAGCGCAGAGGTCAAGGGAACCGTTGTAGATCCGTAGGTATAGCTGCTGGAAACAGTTACTCGCTCGCTGCTTGCTCCGTCATAGATTCTGAGCTTCATTCCGGCAACAATTCCGTCGGCAGATTGGACGGTGAGAGAGCTTGCTGCTGCGGTTGCGCTTGCAATTAGGTTGTTTGCATAGCCAGAGGTGTATTCATAGCGCGTGTAAATCTGCTGGCGTGGAGCGCCATAAGGTCCGAAAGCCAGAGGGCCTTGGCTGGAATAGGTCGTCGCCATGTTAGCCAGAGGAATAACTACCTGCTGGCTCTCAAACCAAGCCTTCGAGGGATCTGGGAGGGCAACCAAATTGTTAGGGTCAGCTCCATAAGAGAAGCTCTGAAGAGAAATGATTGGGCTGTTGTTGGGGTGAAGGGCGATTGTTCCTTGGCCTGTAATCCGAACGCGCTGGGTTTCTGTTTGAGTTGAAGCGTTGAGATTTTGATTCAGATACTCGTCCATAAATGAAGAGGCGCGCAGGATTGCATTCGCTAGTTCTGCGTCTTGCGCTTGGGCATTGCCTCCAACGACAAGATTGTCAAAGTCAATGGAAGTCGGAGCGTTTTTGTATTCGGCGACAGTAATGTAAGGATTCTCGCTGAACGCGCTTTGCGGTGTTATACCTGTCGCCATAGCTTAGTCTCCGTCTTTGTTTATTTCCGAGCTGCTTTCATGACCGCAACGGCCACATTTTTTAAACCAGCTACCGAATCCGCATTCGTTACAAGTGTAACCGAGGTTGTGATTTGTTGTCGCTCCCATTAGAGAAGCCTCAAAGAATCCCTCTGCCTTCATTGCTCGCGCGTCGTTATCGCTGACGGTATAAACCCCTGAGCGATTTGGCTTGTAGCTTCTGTTTCCGATTGTGGTTTCAGCTACTCGCTTATCCGGTGCGACCATTCTCTTCGCCATGCTTGCCTCCTAATTTTAGAGTGAGCCTTTTAGCGACTTGCTCAGGTCGTGCCTTATCTCTAGGAGATAAAGAGGGTTACTTATGCGCTTGTGATTCCTGAAACTGCGCCGTTCCATGCTGGAGCGGTGCAGAAGAATGTTCCGCGGAAGTATGTTGAGAACTCATACGCGAACTGAGTTACTGGCCATTGAATGCCCATGTAATCTTGAACGAGGAAGTTGCTCCATACATCGGAAACCTCTGTATCTGGAATTGGAAGTGTGAAGGAGAGAACTGGAGATACGCCCTGTGGAAGCCAAGGGTGAACTTCAAGATCTACTGCCTTACCTGTAACTTCATTCTGAAGACCGGTAACGATTGAGCCATAAGTGGTTCCACTTGTGCCCGGGTCGTTAATAGTTAAACGATAGTTAGCATTTGAGCCAGACTTGATTGCGTCTGAGAGCTGCTTGCGGTCATTACCGTTAAGGAGAACCAAATCTGGATCTGCCTTGACTGAATCATAAAGACGCGCAAACACTGTCTGGAATTCCGCACCCGGATTAGAGGTTGAGAATGTGGAGTTGATTGCGTTGTTAAATCCTGAGTTTGCACCAAGAACTGTTGGAAGGATTCCGTCGTAACCTGTTGCATAAGCAGAAGTATCTGCGCTTGCACGAGAAGCTGCTGCACCTGTTGTGGTGAGAGCTGCGTTGTTACCAGTTAGGCCCTGAGTTCCTGCACCCTGAATTGTGAAGGTACCTGTTCCGCGAAGCGTTCCCTGATACTTGAGGTTTGCTGCACCTGTTGCAGTTCCAACATAAATGTTGTAACCAAGAGCGCCAGCAACCGCAGTTGAAACTGTAACTGTAAGAACGTCGCCAGAAGCAACAACAGTATTCGCTTCAGTTCCGAGGATTGACTCACCGAAACCTGTTGTTGAAATACCAGCGTCAGCAGTTACGTTAACGTAGTAAGTGTTTGCTGCGATTGCAACCTGTGATCCTGAAGCAACTGGAGAAGCAAGTGCGAATGTTGGTGCTGAAAGCGCTCCTGAATAACCTGAAGCAGTTCCGCGTGCCATAAGCATCATGCGCTCTTCCATAAGCATTGTTGCGTATAGAGTAGAAGTAGATGAAAGCTGACGGAGATCCTGATACCCAAGGCCAGAGAAGTTAGCGTCGAAGCTTACTGAATCTGAAAGTGAGTATGAGTTGTAAGGTAGAACTAGATCATCAGCTGCGTAAGAAATTAACTTACCGCGCTCGTAGTTGATTGAACCGAACGCTTGAGTTGAAGTTTCTGTGATACCCGGCCAAGTCTGTCCGACTCCGCCTGTACCTGTACCTGTGTATCCAAGAATTCTCTTGACGCGGTGTGAAGTACCAACGCCCTTCTTGCGCGGAATGCGGTTACGAAGTGGAGTTGGTCGTGGTGTGAGCAGCTTTGCAGGTGCTTCGAGATCGAAGGCTGCGAAAGAGGTGCTCAATGGAGAGGTGAGAGTAATGTCTTTCTGAATCTCCTGCATTGCTAGACGCTGAGAAGCGAGAGCATTGTTGAGACCAGCGAGAGCGTCTGGAGCGAGCGACTTGCTTGCTGCCAGTGCTTCAAGTTGAGCAGTTGGATCTACGGCTGGCGCTTGACCCGGAACAGAAGAAGAGTTTGAAAGTGACTTACCGAGGACTTCGGTAAACTCTTCCATTTTCTGAGCTGCTTCGAGTGGGCTTGCGTCGCCGAAGAGATCCTTTGCGCGTGGCATTTCCGCCATGAGTTTAGTTCCTTTCGGGTTAGTTGTTTTTAGTAATTGCGTCTGCTTCGGTGAAGTATTTCTCCGCCAAAAGTTTGTAACCCTTCATAAGATCAGGGTCAGTTGACGCGTCTGCTTTAGCCTTGTAGGTGGCTGCCTTTACTAGAAGATCATTTGTTGAATGATCGACTGGTTTGATAGTCCTTTTCGGACCACCGGCGACCGCGAGTGACTTTGCAACTGCTAACTCCGATTCCAAACCTACCGCCTTACTAACTGCTGCCTCTTTTGCATTAGCTAGTTGGGCGATCTCTGACTTTAGAGATTCGGTAGCGCTCTTGATTGCTTTCTCAACGATTGCTTCAATTTCTTCTGCGAGATTTTCACCCTCAGAAACTTTTTCTTCTTCGGCTGCTGGAGCCTCTTCTGTTGCAGGAGTTTCTTCTGCTGGCGTAGCTTCTTCAGCTGGAGCAGCCTCTTCTGCCTCTGGCAATTCTTGATCCTTTAGCTCAGAAACAACCTCTGTTGGCTCTGCGCTCTTGGGAGTTTCTTCAGGAGAAACAATGTCCGCGGTGGTAACGTCTGATCGGCCGTGAGATTCTTCTGGCAGACCGCAACCGCATTCTAAGCACTTGTGAGTTTCGGCAGATTTGTGTCCTTCTTTAGCTGAGGTGTATTTTGAGTAGCATTCTTTTGCAAACTCTTCGTCCATTCCAGCCTCTTTGCAGCGCGCCTTGAATGCGTCAAAAGTTTCACCCTTGTTTGGTTTCATTTCTTTCATGTGGTGAGATTTTTCTTCGTCTTCTGGCTTTGCTGCCAATTCAATGTCTTCTGCTTCTAAGACTTCGCCTTCGCGAACTTCGCCCTGATACCACTCGAATAAATGGTGAACCGCTGAGAGCAGGTGAGCGATAGACATTTCCTCGTTGCTGCCTTCTGAATCCATTTCACCAGCTTCGACAACAATGAGTTGGGCAAGAGCGCGACGCGCGTCTTCGTATAGCTTCTGGTCAAACTTAACAATGTCCGCAGGAGCGATTGACTTTGAGAGTTCGATAAGTTCTTGTGCGTTCTTCATAAGTAGTGCTCTCTTTTCTGCGTCGTCTGAAATCTGGAGTAATTCTAGTACAAGAGGGCTTGCTTCTGCACTCTTCTCTTTCTTCTTGTATGTGCCTCCGCGCTTTTTGTATTCGCGAGTTACCCAAGCATTCGCTACCGCTGAAGGATAAACTTCAAACTTCTTCTTGGCTTCAGCTTTGACGCGTGAGTAAAGTTCCTTATCCGCTGGCTCTGAGCTTTCTCCGCCGGCGTTGATTCCTTCGTAATCTGTCTCTTCTTTTTCGATTAGCTCTTCAGTTTTCCACATACCGCTTTCGCCTTCTGCGCTCTTGGCGAGGACAAGTTGGCAGTTGGGGTTCGCTGGGCGATCAACAAGCGACACTTCGACGATTTGGCCGTCAATGATTCTTCCGTTTACTGCCTTGGTATCGCGCACAACGCGTGGGGATTTGATTCCGATACTGAAGCCTTTGAGGACTCCTGTATCTACTTTCTTGACTGAGATTGGATCAACAACAAGCGCGTGAATGTAATGCCCGTCGGCTTTCTTCTCGTATTCCTTGGCAACTCCAGCAGCGATTGAAGAGTGCTGCTCGCGAATGTTTCCGCCAGATTTGAACCACTCTGGCATAGCTCGGTCAAGCCAAACAGGATCACAAATCTGTTGGTCAATGTCCAGAGAATCGTCTGTCGCCTTTCCGTAAACCATAAGGGTTCCGTCGTCGCGCTTATCAGCTTTGACAATCTCAAAAAAGGCGGTAGTTAAATCATTCACTGTCGATTTCTCCTTAGATTCATTTTCTTTCACAATTTTTTTAGCCCATGCCCACCCTGCGTCGCCACCCCATAGCAACCAAGCTATGTAGCCAGCGCTATCTACTCCCCAGCCTTCGCCCTTTTTATCCACTTCGTGGCGAGCAAAGTACGAGGTCATTCTTTTTACTGTATCCAAGGATACGGCAGAGCCGTTCGAAAGGTCGCGCGCGCGAGCGACTCCAATAGCGGTTCCGCCTCTTCCGTATTTCTCCCGTAATTCTAGACCGCGTTTCGCATTAGCGCGAACGGGTGCCGGAGGTATGAATCCGTCTGCCATTATGAGTTCGAGAACTGTCCGGTAAGCAAGACGCCTACCACCGCGGTTTTACCTGCTGCACAGATTCCGTAAAGAGTATCTCCAGAGAAAAGCTGAATCTCAAACTTGTTTGCAATTCCGGTTGTGGTAAATTTAGTAAGTACATAGCCATTGGTAATTGAAACATTAGACGCCCCAACGTGGCAATCATTTGTATTGTCAATGTTGTTAATGAAAACGTCCATTTTTCCAAACTTGCCGTCATTTGAAACAATCATAGTTGGAGTGTCGGTTAAAGTTACCGAATAACTTTTTAACGCCATTGGATCTCCTTCGAGTTACCGCTAATCATACGACAGACTGTCGAGATAATCTTGGCCGAGACTTGGATCATCAACCATACCTTCAATAACTGGGAGCAAAGCGCACCGGCAATTAGGGTGAGCAGGTGGTTCGGTATCTCCAGAGTCAAAAGCTTGGCCAAGATTTACAACTTGCCCGTCATTAGGCGCACAAATGTCGCAAGGCTGAACCGCATTCCATTCAACCTTTTCAACTCCAGACTCTTCATAAAAGAATCGAGCAGCAACAGACATTGCGCGATTCTGCTCAGTAATTGCAATCGTTAGCGCTCGCGCAGGATCTCCAATCTTCTCTGTTATGAGTTTTGCTGCTTGCGTTGGGCTAGCTCCAGAAGCGATTGCGTCTGCCAGAGCTGTTCCAATTTTGTCGTATCCGGCTTTGGCGATTGCTTTACTGACGATCCCAGCGCCGTCGAGGAGCCGCTTAAAAGCTCCGCGAGGCCGCAGTAATAGAGCTGTCGCCTTATTGCCGGGCGTCCAGCTGCTCCAATCCACGCTGGCGTCGGCCTTTGTGAGCGATTTATCGGCCTTACGACGGGCCTGAGCTACGGCCTCCTGAGCAGCAGCTTCCCCAAGGAGATAGCCGTCAGCGTATAGCTTTGAGATCACCGCGGTAATAGGCTCCAGATTTATCTGAACGTTGAGCATTGCCCAAGCCCTAGCGCGAGCGCGATCTTGCGTAATGTCGCCGCTTGGATAGGGCTGGCTCTTGGAATACTCCTCAAAAATGTCCCGGGCGTCGATACTTTGCCGAATTGCAGCCCGGACCTTGACCGAATTCCTCGCTGCTATGCGCCCGTCAGCCTTGTGAGCGCCCCACATTAGGAAATGTACGCCTTGGCTAGCTGGCGAGCTGTTTCCAGATCTCCCTCCATTGCGCAACGATTGAGAGCGTCGGCAACGACAGAATCTAGGGTTTTGAACTCAAAATCTCGGCCTCTGCGCCCTTTGTTAGCCCATTTCATAAAGGCTTTTACCTCAGCTGCTACTTCAATCTTGTTTGGCTCAGCCTCTTCTTGCTCTTCCGGCTCAACCTCCGGCTCTTCCGGCTTTACTTCCGGCTTTGCTGGAGCATTCTCGCCCTCTGTTCCTTCAATCTCTGTCACGCCGTCGGATTCAAGCTGAGGAGCTGATCCTCCAGCCATTGCGTCAATAATTCCGTCCGGGCTGAAGAGGAGAACGGATTGCCCGGCGAGCAGAATTGGCATGTCGGCTTGTGGGGTATCCAAGAGAGGCAAGCCAAGCTCTGCTCTGCCCTCATTGACTGTCTTAGCAGCTGAGGTGATCTCGATTTGGTGTTTGCGCGCAGAAGATTCTGTATCTTGGCGCTTGCTTGGCATAAGCTTAAACTCTAGCTCGCGTGGCATTCCAAGGTAAGCGTAAGAAAGATTTGTGAGCATTTTGTTCAGCCAATTTACAAGAGGCTGCGCTCCAAGAGCTTCAGCATTTCCAGCCTTGCCCTCTTCAAACCCTGCTCCGCCTAGACCACCCTTTGGATTGTAGCCAATTTCTGTTGGCTGGACTCCGAAATGGCCGCAGATTGACTCAATGAGAAAGTTATCCAGAGTATCTTTGAACTTCTCGCCATAGCCTTCGTCCATTACCGCTTTTAAGCCGGTCGGCAATAGGCGAGCACGCTTGCGTTGCTCTGTCTGCCCTGCAAGATCATCGTTGAGAATGTTCTCATACGCGCGTAAGAGATCAGGATTTGTTCCCCAAGTTGCGTCTGTTTCAAACATCATTGCAGGGATCACGCCGTCTGTGTATTCAGCGCGAATCCATTGCTGGCGTCGAAGATAAATGTCTGCAAGAGGGAGCGAGCGCTCTACTGGGCTTTGGCCATAAACGCTCGTTGTTCGGCGATTGCGCACAAGATAAGCAAGGTCGTCGCAAGTAAATTCGCCGTCTGCCTGTGGGTCGTCGCTATTAGCTGAGAATTCAGAGCGAGGGAATCCGTAAAGAATCTGCTGGAATGCAGGAGCCGGAGCCATAGGTCGCATGCCTCGGTCGTCGAGGAGAGGCTTAATTGTTGCGCCGTCAAGAATCTGCAAGCCATAAAGTTCTCCGCCTACTGTTTTTTGAGGCCAGATTGCAAGAGCGTCAATGACCAAAACCTCTTCAAGCGCAATCATTAGCCAATCGGTAAAAGTTAATCCGTTGGCTTTGTCTGGATTTTCCCAGAATGTGCGAATGCGGTCAATCTCTTCGGTTAATTCTTCGCGAGCAGTAACCATTGCGCGAACGTGATCTCCACCGCTCTTGGATTGAATCTTTTCACCTGCGTCTTGGCCAAGCACAATGTCGAAATCTAATCCTACGAGCTTTGATTTAATAACTTCAACGCACCGACGAATTATGTCGATCTGATCTGCTGCTGCTCGAAGAGTCTTGAATGGAACAAGACGCGTTTCTGTAATGTTTATGTTTTGCGCTACTTGGTATTCATAGCGTCGAGGATCAGGGCGTCCGTCTGGACGAAGAGGGTTGATTGCGCCGGGCGTAATTGGATTTCCCGGACCAAACGGAACCATAGAGAGCCAAGGGTTGCGCTCTAGCGGAACGTTGTTGCCATAAGTTTGTCCGATTGCGCCGTTAGCTTGGCGCATTTGTTGTTCAGTCATTGCGACTGCACCGGCTGGGAGATTGGGCGCTGCTTTTTCTACATCTGTTCCTGCGATTGCTTTTGCGATTCGATCTCTTAGACCCACGTGAATCTCCCTAGTTTGCCCTTATGTTTCGGCTTGCGTAATAGTAACAGAAACGCTTCAGCTATTAAAGAGTTACTGTTCCTGTTCCTGCGGTGAATTGGTAAACTCGAAATCCTGCGCGTGTTGGTTGTGAATAGACCAAAGAGCCACCAATCGAAGTGAGAGCTGGGTAAGTGTCGGCATAAGCAAGAATTACAATTCCGCTTCCGCCATTTCCTCCGTTATTACCTTGCATACCGCCACCACCACCGCTGCCAGTATTACCTGTTGCAGCATTTCCCGGTGAGCCGCCACTTCCAGCGCCACCACCACCTCCAGATCCAGCACTTGTTGCGTATGCGCTAGACCCACCAGCTCCTCCTCCTCCTGCGCGAGCAGTCGAGGTGCCATTTATTGAAGAGGTCGCGCTACTTCCGCCAGAGCCAGCGGTTCCTGCGCCGTTATTATTTCCGCCGACGCCACCTGCTCCACCGCCACCGCCACCGCCGAGTCTTTCGTTTGCTCTGCTTCCAAGTCCGCCGTTATTTCCTTGTCCAGAGATTCCAGTTGCCGTAGTGTTTGGATCTATAGCAGAGCCACCACCAGAACCGCCATTGGCTCCGTTGTCTGGATCGCCAGCGTCAGAACCTCCACCGCCACCGCCAGTAGAAGTAATGCTTGAAAATACTGAGTTGCTTCCATTGCCACCGATACTCGAAGTACCGCCAGCACCGCCTCCGCCGACAGTAATTGTGAAAGGAGAGCTTGAAACATTCAATGTTCCTGTTCTGTATCCTCCAGCACCTCCACCGCCACCGAAAGACCTGCCTCCGCCTCCGCCACCTGCAATAACAAGGTATTCAATAGGTCGAGAAAGATTGCTGGCAATAGCAGAAGACGCAGTTATTCCGAGTATCGGCATTATGCGCTCAGATCACCGACGAGAACCCAAGTATCCGTTCCTCGCTTAATAAGAGTTGCCGAAGACCACTGCGCTCGCAATTTCAGTCCCGGAGTTGCGTTGATTGTTACGCCTCCTGTTGCTACCACCGTTGTTTGCCCTGCTCCAGTTTGTAAAATGTTAATCTGCGTTCCTGTTGGATACGCGACAGTTGCATTTAAGGGAACAGTTAAATTGTTGGCAGATCCGTTGTTCATTTCGACAAGCTTGCCTCTATCTGCAAGAACCAATGTATAAGAAGCTACCTGCGCGCTAGTGGCTAAGTCCGATAACTGAACATTTCCTGTTCCAATTTCGTCTGTGATTGCTGCTGCAAAGTTGGCAGAAGAAGGAGTTGCTAGGAAAGTCGCGACTCCTGTTCCTAATCCTGAAACACCTGTACTGATTGGCAACCCTGTTGCGTTAGAAAGAGTTCCAGAAGTAGGAGTACCAAGTGCGCCTCCTGCAATAAGTAATGTAGCTGAACTTGGGATCGTTGTTGAGTTAATTGTTAAAGAATCTACATTCGATACGGTTGCGCCCGAAGTTAAAGCCGTCGAGCCTAGCGTGATTGTAGAATAAGCAGAAGAGGTAGCCCATTGCGTGTTGTAATTTGTTCCGTCAATTTTTGCCAAGACTTGTCCAGTAGTACCTCCTGCTGGCACACCGACTCCTGCTGCTCCCGTTGCTCCTGCTGGCCCTATTGGACCCGGAGTTGATACTTGAATGATTGGATTCGGAAGTTGCGTAATTACTATTGTTTCAGCCATTTATCTTGTCACATTCGCTGAGGCGGTGAGGATTCCTTGCACTAATCGAGTAACGACTGAGCCTGAAGTGATTTCAAGATCATAAACGTAAGGGGTTCCAGCTTGGGTAGAAGCGGTAAGTGAATTAGATTGCGCAGCCGTTATCTGAACCGCGATTGTTCCTGTTGCGCCTGTAATAGTAATTCCGCTGCCAGTTGCAAGAGAGATCAGCGCAGTAGAAGCTTCTGGGGTTGTGCGTACTTGCATAGCCGCCGTATAGCCTGTGAGGTTAATTGGAGCGCCGTCAGTATCTTTATACTCAAAAGTAACTGCCCAGTTAGAACCTATGTCTATTGTTGAATTGTATGTGACTGCCATTTTATTCCGCCAGATCCCAGTTGAGGTTCTCTTCATTCCAGAAGTAAATCTTTTTGTCTTTTGGATAAGGTTTTGGCGCTTGCCACTGTGCTTTGGAATCAAGCGTCCAAGAATCAAAAGGTTTTGGCGCTATGAATGCGTCAAGCTCTTCGTCATAATAGTATCCAACTGCTGCAAAGTTCTTCCGAATGCGCCCATTGTATGAAGTTCGAAGGCACTTCTGATTTCTGAACTCCCCGTAATACTTTTCCCAGTCCGAGATTCCTTCAATAACTTCTGTTTCATTTCGTCCAGTAATGACTTCAACCACCAGATTATTCTCGTCAAGAAATGCGTAGTGCGCCATTAGACAGTCACCAATCCTGTTCCAGCGGTAAATTTATAGTATTTGTATCCGCCTGTTACATACCGAGTATAAGTTAATCCAGCAGCGATTGTTGTGAGATCCGGTTTCGAATCTGCGTAGCGAATAATTACAATACCTGAGTTGCCATTGCCTTGACCGCCTCCTCCACCGCCAGTATTAGCTGCGCCGTTTCCATTTCCGGGCATTCCTTGGGTTGAGCCGTTTCCGTCATTGCCTCCGCCGCCTCCAGCAAACCAATAGGTTCCGCTTACATTTTGTCCAGAGCTAGTCGCCAAGCCCCACGCTGAATACGCAGAAGATCCTGCTCCGCCATTGCCTCCAAGATAGCTCGCTCCGCCTATGGCGTTGGTTCCTACGGCAGTTGCGCCTCCTCCGCCGCCTCCACCCCAAGTAGAAGGGCCGAATCCATTTCCGCCAGCGAAGCCTTGGCCTGCCGTTCCTGCTCCGCCTGTTCCACCGCTAGATCCCGTAGAAGAAGCTCCGCCTCCGCCTCCAGATCCGCCGCTTGAACCATTCTGCCCAGACTGACCATTGTTACGATAAGAAGCTCCGCCTCCACCGCCTATTGCAGTAGAAGAACTGAAAGCACTGTTTGAACCGTTGCTTCCGTTAGGGCCATTCTGCGTTGTAAGAGTTGCTCCTCCTGATCCAATGGTGATTGTATAAGTTGGATCAGATAAAGAGAAAGCCGACAATCCAATAAGTCCGCCAGCTCCACCGCCACCTGCTTGACCGTATTGAGATCCGCCTCCACCACCACCGGCAACAATTAAAACGTCAGCGGAAATTACAGAAGAACCTCCGGCTGGCTGAGCGACTGCTCCAAAGATAGCGCGACGCATTTAGATACCAGAGAAAAGAACTACTACATCTCCTGCTGAAGTTGCGCTACCTGCAATAGCCCAAAGAGCGTCGTTTGCATTAAGGCAGATTACCAAGCTAGAAGCAGCAGCGATTGTTGCGCCCTTTGTTGCTCCAGAAGTTGCAACGCTAGATCCGCCGACATAAATAGGCGAAGCAGATCCGTTGTAAATAGTTACCGTTGTGTATTGCACACCATTTGGAAGCTGAAAGAGCTTCGCAGCAGCGGTTGTAACGATTGGATTTTGCTGGACAAGTGCCATTTTTTTCTCCTTTAAGACTCAGACTGAATCATAACAGAACCGCACTTGGAGCAATGGCTTTGGGACTTAGGCATAGGGAGATTACATTTTGCGCAAAAGTTAGCAATCGCGTTAAAGTAATTGGAAATGTTGGCAGTCCCCAGAAGATCGCTGAATCCTTGCACCATAGCGTCAAGGCGATCTGGAGAGTCTGAGCTTTCAGGAGTCCAGAGGGTCATTTGTTCTTCCAGTTTGTCGAAGGCTCCGACGTGCTTGATTCTGCCCTGCTCATACATTGCAGCAACCGGCTCGGCTCTGAGTTTCTTTCCGACGTGGACTCGCACTTCTCGAATCGGCAAAGTTGCGTCGACTTGGCGCAAGACTGCACTCACCATGTCCCCTCCTTGATTGACTTCGACCAAGATTGAATCTGCTTTCCATTCCTTGAAGACTTCTACTGCCTTGCGCGCCCAGTCAAGAGGGCTTCCCTTGAAGGAGTAATCTGCCAAGACATAGCCGAATCCTCTTGCGTCGGCTCCACAGACAACGATTCCTGTTTCGTCTGAGGCTTGCGTATTGGTTACGGCTGGATCTATGGAAACAGTAATCCGAGAAAGAGGAGGGATTTCCCCCACGCGATTGCGCTCGATTAGCCCACGAGTCCAGAGCGCTCCTTCGACGTCCTCCAGAATCTCCCCGTATAACTCCTGCCTTCCAAGGCGAGTGCCGTTGTAGCGCGCTTGTAATTCGATAAGGGCTTGGGGCGCAAGGTTGGCTGCATTGTCAAAAGTTGAGCCTCGCACGACCACGACAGAGCCGTCATCTCTGGAGTTGAGCTTGCGGATAAGAGGCACAGGCTTAGGGGTCGTTGTGATCACAGTCCGGGGGTGGTCGCCAAGCCGGAGGCCGAACTGGAGCTGGTCGTAGGTATCTTCATAGCGCCAAGCGGCTAGCTCGTCGCACCACGCTCCGTGGTGTTGAGGGCCTCTGAGGCGATCTGGCTCGTCGGCTGAGAAGAGCTTGATTCTGCTCCCATTGACGAGCTTGATTTCCCCAATAGAGCGGTTGTAATAATCGAGAACGCCATACTGACGAAGAATGGGGAGCAAGCCTGACTCACCCTCTGCACAAGTATCTCGAACGTCGCCGAAGGTTGGGGCGATAACTGCCCACCTTGTATCTCTTTGCGTGATCGCTTGCCACGCAATCCATTCAGCGGCAGTTCTGGTCTTTCCTGCTCCACGCCCGGCGAGATAGAGCCAAGTCGTCCAAGCCTCGTCCTCATTGGGTAACTGTTCCGGCCTCGCCAGATCGTTCTCCCAGAGAATCCTCCTGTCCTGCAATCTCTCGTACAGCTTGGACAATTTCGCGTGTTCTCTGTCGTAAAAGGTTTCCGTCATAACTAGTTACCTCCACTTCAGTTTTTATTGGGGCGTCTATGCCGAACAATTTTGCGTCGCGTTCTAAGATTTTGAGCATTAGCTTAATCGCCTCGAAGTCGCCTTGGAGGATTTGGGGCCAGATTGCTTTGAGCGCTATCTCCAGCCTTTGCCTATGAAGCTCGCGCATTTCAGAGTTGATTGCGTCGTCCCTAACGCGCTCCATTGCTCGGCGAAAGGCAGCTCTGGCTCCAGATTCATTTGAGTATCCGAGCTTCCGCGCTATCTGGTCAAAAGTTGCTCCGCCTTGGCGATAAGCCACAACCTGACGCTCTTTCTCGAAGAGTTCAGGATCTAGTGAAATTACTTGCGTATCGTTTTCTTGCATAGTCGCATTACGATTCTTGGGTATGAGGTTGGAGCAGTGGGGTCAGATTTGCACTGCCCTCTTCTGGCAGGGAGCCAGACGTGTCGCTTTCTACACTTCCACCGCGTGAACCTAGATACATTTTTGCCCCGGCTCTTTCAATCTCAGAGAAAGGAATCTCTGCGACTGTAAGACGCTTTCTTGCTTCGGGCTTCAGGAAATAAACATACCTCAGTTGAAACCCTTCCGCTTTTTCAGCACCGATACTGCTCAGGAACTTGTGGCTTGATTCTGTTCCTGTCTTTCCCCACTTTTTCTGAAGCTCCGAAGATACTCCTGTGGTGAAGTTTATGTCTGCCGCGTATTCCCCGTCTGGCAAGCGCCAAATCGTCTTGTTGCGGTTGATCTGAGTAAGCACAAAGCCAGAAGCGCGGTAGATAGTTCCGTCGCCACATTGAGTCCCGTCTGCGAATGAGATTACCCACTCCAAGTGAGGAGCGTGCTTTTTGAGCATTTTAAGAGCAACTCCTATTGCGCGAGATTCAGAGTTGCGAGGCAGAGCGTCGCTGAATGCCATTCGATTAAGTTCGACAAAGCCATTCCAAGGAGTTCCAGCGACTAGACCCTGAGTCTTGCGCTTATCCATAGAAGGGCCGAACTGGAGCGCTCCCTCTAGCTTGCCGTTATAGAAAACGCCTATGTGGATCTGTGAGTTAGGAGCAACTTTCTTACTGTAATGAATCTTGCGCACAAGAGCGTTCGCCTCGGCTGAGGTAATTGGTTTTAAGACTATGTCTTTGGCGCTCATACCTGAGTTCCCAAAAAGATTTCAGCCATTCTTGTAAGGGCATTCCCATTACGGTTTGTGTTATCCGATTCCGGGAACTCTCCAAGGGCAACTGAAGCGCTAATCGCTTCGTTCACTGTTTGGACTTGCTCGTGGCTAAGAGTAAAAGTTACTTGCTGGAATTGGGATTGTTCCTTTGCGGTCTTATCGAATGCGTCTGCCCAATCGTCAGCGCTTGCTTGAAGAATCTTCTCAAAGCCAAGCTCTTTAATGTCCCACGCCATTTCTTCAAGATCTACAAGTTGCGTTGCGAGGATTGCTTCGTCCCACTCCGCTAATTCTGCCGAGCGATTATCTGCGAGCGCGAAAGCCTTTGCCTTGTCGGTATCCCAATCTTCAGGAACTTCAACCACTGCAATCTCTTTCCACTTTAAGCCTTTGGCTGCTTCATAAGTTCCGTTACCTGCAATGATTACGCCGTTATGAATAACAATCGGCTTTCTTTGTCCGAATGCGTCAAGGCTGGCAGAAATAGCTGCAAGGTTTTTCTCCGAATGTTTGCGAGCATTGTTCGGATCTGGCTTAATTTCTTCAAGCTTTACAGTTTTAATTTCCACGTTTGCCTCCTTGCATTACTTTATCACTGGGGTTTTATGTCCGCCAGTTTCAAACGCTCATCTAATAAGTCGTCAAGAGTTTCCAGTAAAAGATTTCTGCGTTGCGGTTTCAAGCGGTCGTCAGCCAGAAGCGTCTGTATGTGCTTCATAGCCTCGTCGAGATCTTCGACTGTTACCTCTTCAGTTATTACAACGGTCATGCACGAAGACTAGCGGTGCTTACGTGCCTCTCGCTTGGCAGCATAAGCGGTTACCTCTTCGGTAGAATAGAAAACATTTCGCCATTCCCGGCGCTTCCACTTCAAGGTTCCTCTGTGCTGAATCTGTCGAAGGTTGTTGATAGTAATTCCAAGGTAGTCCGCGACCTCTTGGGAGGACATTTCATTCTCTACCACGGCGCAACCTCTTCTTTTGGCGCTGGCTTGCTCTTTCCTGAGCGAGCTACCTTGGCAATAGATTCTGCGTTGATTTCAAGCGAGGTTTTCTCTTCGCCGTTCTTATCTTTGTAATTTGACTGGCGGAACTTGCCAATTATGAGAACCGTATCGCCCTTTGCGTAGTTATCTACAACAGTTTCCGCTTGTGATCCGAAGACCACAACATTGAACCAAATTGTTTCGCCGTCTTCCCATTGCCCCGTAACTTTATTCTTTGTGCGCGGAGTTTCTGCAACTGAAAACTTTGTAATTCCAAGATCGCCGGAGAACTTAATCTCTGGGTCTTTGCCAATGTTGCCCTGAACCGTAATTTGTGCCATTTACTTCGCCTTCTCTAGTAATTTGTAGCTTCCGTCGTCTAATAGTAATACGATAGAGCCGTCTGGTCTAATCAGAGGGTGCTCGTCGGGCCTGGCCCAAGACGGAACCATAAATCCCATACGCTCAGATTCTTCAGGATTGTCGTGGATTGAATCCTTTTGCTGAATGTGGCAAGAATTGTGGACGGCAATTAAGTTCGAAACCTGATCCTTGCCGCCCCTAGATTTGAGCTTTCGGTGGTGGAGATTGTAAGCGTCAGAGAGAACGCCTCCGCATTTCTCGCAATAGCCCCCAGCGCGCTCAATGACTTTCTGAGCAATCTTTTTGTCCATAAGTGAATCCTAGTACCAAGGGTTTCCCTTTTGGGCTTGGCGTTGCCAAAACGCCCAAGCATTACAAGGCGTGTCGTAGCGCTTGTAAATGTATCTCAGCCCTGCCTTAATCTGGATTTTTGGATCTTTCGGCTTGTAAGGGTATTTGTAATTGCCCCAAGTCGAAGGCAAGAACTGAAAAAGCCCAAAAGCCCCGGAGGATTTGTTGTGCGCCAGAGGATTCCAGCGACTTTCGTGGTGAATGAGCTGGTCAAGGCAAGCGAACTCCTTCTTGCTTCCCCATTGCGCCATTACGCTTTGGTGAGCAATCTCTTTTGGAGTCATTTTCATAGCTTTTGTTGCGAGAGGCGCTTGGGCCTGCGCGCAACTTATAGATAAGCCGAGTCCTACCGCTATGGCAATTACAAGGACTCTAGCTCTGAGCCGTATCGGATCAGCCCTTCTTTCCGCCACAATAGGCGCAGATAGTAATTCCGTAAATCTGAGCGCCACAACCGGTGCAGCGTTGAATCATTTTGTCGTTGCTTTCCATTCTTGTTCCCCTTTCAGAGAAGAGTTTGGTCTGAGAATTATACCCGTAATGCCGAATCTGGCTCCCAACTAGAACGGTAGTCGGGAGCCGATTCGGTGGCGCAGATCTGGCTCGGCTAGGGAGCGTCTTGACCAGTCTTGGCAGGAAATGAATAAACCCGCTTTGACGCCTCTTCAGTAATTATTCAGTTGGTTCTTCTGATAGCCCTAGGGCTTTGAACAGAAGGTTATTTGAGTGCTCAATAGCTTTGACGATTTCTTCTCGCTCGGCTTGGATTGCTTCTCGAATGCTCACGCGAATCTCCTTTTTTGGTTATAGGCTGAAACTGCCAAGGATTGCGCTGCCTTGCATTCTGCGCAGGTTGGCTCTCCTTGCTTCAGGTGTCGGGCGTATCCTGCTCTGGTTCCGCATTGAGCCACTTTTCTGTTGGGCTGAGTTCTAGGCGTTGGCTGAGCCTTGCCTTCGTTGCGCTCGCAAGCGAGGCACTGATACTTTCTGAAGCAGAAGCAGTCGCTCATTACATTTCACCTGCACAAGTTTCGCAAAGTTGCCAGTCGCCGTAAGAAGTCAATTCCTCAGATTTTTCTTTTCTTTCACACCTTGTGCAAGGAGAAAGATCTTCGACCAACTCGTTCATCATCTCGTCCAACGCTTCGTAATCAAGCTCTCCGCTGATCCACTTAATGTTGTCGGGCGTTCTTTGCGTGTCCAGCCCGGAATCTGTGCAAAAATCTATGTAAGGGCGCTTGCCTTTGTAATCCTTCATAAAGGCAACGGCTTCTGTATAGATTGAATACTCGTTGTTAAGCCAAAGGCTCACATTCCAAGTCGAGCGATTTTTCCAGCCTTCGTAACTCATAGCTCTACCTCCTGAGAGTTCTCGTATCCGCATTTTTCGCACTTCCAGTCAATGTCGGCAGAAGGGCCTTCAGCGTCAAACTCTGCAAGGTAATCTCCTGAGCATTGCCAGCAAACCAAGTTCATACTGTAAAACTGGGAATCCACTCCAGATCCGCGCCAGTAACTCATTTTGCACCTCCGCAAAGGGAGCAAGGGCAAGCAGGGTTGTGCCAAATCTTTTCCCTAATCACTCCAACGGCTCGCATAAAGCCCCAGTAAGCGTCTTCTGTCAGGCTTTGGCTCTCTGCAAAAGCAGTAACTTCCGCAGCAATCTTTTCCCGAAAGTCAATCTCGGCTCCAGTTATTGAATTACTTGCCATAGCCAGTTACCTCGTCAATCATTTTGAGGCAAGAGCCGTAGCCCAGCGCGTTTCCGCCTTCTCCGACATAGCAAAC